GTTGAGTTAAGAACTTTACTTGCTGTATCTCTAGTTAGTAATTGAGTTACCGGTGCTATAAATTCTTGCACTCCATCAAATGGTAAGTGCATCTTAAACCATGCACAAAAACCTGAGGCATGATCGTGTAATATTTCTACAAGGTAAAAGTCATAGTCATAAATTAAAATGGCTTCCTCTTCTTCCCCCGCAAGCGTTTTGTATATGCCACCATTCTTTCCTCTAAAATATGGGAAAGGATAATCAGGAATTTGATATGTTACTATCTCTCCAAGTTCTTCTGACTTAGCTTGAATAACATTATCAGCACCTTTGGAACGAAGAATAACCCTACCTAATTCTATAGGAGAAGTAATCTTACCTTTGTGTTTACAACCATCGCAACCTTCAGGACGTAAGCCTTCAAATTGTTTACATGTATGAGGTCCTGGAATGCCGTTAGCTTTAGTTTCTGTTTTAGCATATTCATAGTCGGGGTGATGTTTAGAAATATTATGGATGGCGGCTTCTGAATCTTCACAGTATGCTGCAATAGATAAACCAGACCTCCATAGCGGTTCTTCTACAGTAGCTTGTTTAGTCATGATATGAACTAATTGTGCGCAGCCATCATCTTTACGGCAGCGTTCAATAATCTTCATAAATTTAGAAGAGTTATTTCCTAATATGGCTTTTGTTGCTTCATCTAAAGGTCGTTTAGCTTTAGGTTTATCTGACACATGTATAGGGATAAGTCTTGCTAACTCATCAAAGGGTGTAGCTTTACCTTCATTAAGTATTACTACATCAGAAGGCTTTTCAAAGTTTTTAAAGTTTTTTGTATTAGGCACTCTAAGTATACGAGCCACATCAGCGGTGCAAGCGCCATCAGCTTTGAGTCCATGTTTAGCACATAAGAATTTAAACCCTTCAGCTACAGGTAACCATATAGCTTTATCTATAGGTTCTGTTAGAGACCAATAGCAGTGAATACCATTACCTGAATCAACAATCGTAGGCTCTGGCAACTCCGTAGTATTTGTAAATTTGCGTAGCGCTATTAAAGCTTCGTCTTTAGTTTCGTAATCTTTCCATTTACGTTTTTTAGCGTCAAAGCCACAATCTATATCAAGCCATAATATTTTTTGTTCTTTAGCATTATGTTTTTTACGTTCTGTATTTTCTGTCCATGTAGAGCATGCAAAATAAACATCTTGCTTATCTTCTAAAAATCTATCAATTACTTTTATTGCTTCATCTATGGAGTCTATGAATTTAGGAGTGACTATGTTTTGTTGGTCTTTACCTACTATGCAATAGTATCCTTGGTCAGACCAAACGTGTTGTAAAAATTCTTTTGTTTGCATGTTTCTCTCGAAATAAGTTTTGCTACTGAATAGGTGCTACCGTATGCAAACGGCAGATAGCGGTGCCGTATTGATGACTGGTTAAACGGGAGGGGCTTAACCACCTACTTGCATTGCAGGTTATTTAGTTTTGCTTTAAGCGTATTACTAAGTGCTTGATTTTTAAGTCAACTCGCTTAGAGGGTCTTGCTTTACCTGAAAACCAATCATACACCGTTTGACGAGAAACGTTAAGCTCTTTAGCTACTTGACTTGCAGGGTATTTAAGTGCTATACAAATAGCACCTAAAAGAGTCCCTGTTGTTTCTTTAGCTTTTAAATTAGCCTCTACTATACTCTGTGAATATCCACGCATGCTATGTCCAATCAGATACTAGGTCATCTAAACTAACATCACCTTGATCAATTTTTGGTGTTGCTGGTTTTGGAGCAGGTGCTGGAGTAGGTTTTTCTGTAGCACGAACAGTAGGTTCTGGAATATCATCTTCTACTTTAGGTATTACAGGGTCAACAGGTCTAGCAATCGGCTGTTGTTTTTTCTGTTCAAACTCTTCACCATCTTCTTCTTTGTTGACGCTTACTGATAATGTAATAGCACGTTTAGCTTCATCAGAAGTTGATTTTGTAGAACATATGGCATACTCTTCATCATTTAATACTCTGATTGGTTTAAAGCCAATCTTTGTGCTTGATGAGTCTTCATCAAAAGAAACTCTTGATATAACAGACATTAAGTTTTGACCATTAGCACGAACGTAGTCTGTGTATTCATGTAAAGGCTTGCGGTCTTTAGTGCCATTACCAAATATAGATTGCGCAGGTAAAGTCATTTGATATATATCACCATTTAAATCATCAGCACGAACAACTGCAATACGTCTACTAAAACGACAAGCTTTAGTGCCAGATGGACCAGAACCTTTAATATTTTGAGGACATGCTAGGCATGTATCTGCTTGTTTCTCAGAAACAGTATCATCAGGTTTTGAGCTGTCTGAAGACCAGCAGGCTGGTGGTGGCATTTTCTCACCTTGTCTAAACTCTTTAGCAAAATACATACGATGCACATGAGGTGATGCATTAACAATAACTATATCAAGTGCGTCTTGATTAGACTTCTCAATTTCTTTACCATTAACCATCAATCTAAATTTACCGCCTCGTATAGAAATACGTTTGGCTGTCATTGAACTACCTGTGATATTGGCTGTAAAACCATCATCACGACGGGTATGTGCTGCTACTGCGGTGCTACCAAATACATCTAAATCGGTATTCATACATTCTCCTTATTTTCTCTACTTTTAGTTATTCTTACTGTGTATTCACTTGTTGCTTGTAATCCGGGCGGTGCTTTGTCGGGATTAAGTTCTAGATATTCTTTTACTGCCGACTGCACTAATCTTTTCTCAAAGAATTCAGGCATTTTGTTGTCTAATATAAAGTCATACATGCTAGACCAATCACTTGTCCAATATCGGGTGCGTAAAGTTCTTGATAACGTTCCTACTTTAGTTTTTAAACTTGTTACATTTAAAGTTCTACACGCCTCATTAAGAGCTAAATCAATTTTATCTTTCTGCACTTTGATATCAGTAATTTCTTTTTCCAAAGTTTCAATCTTATCACGCATATTAACTGATGCTTGCATAAGCTTTTCTATCTTGTTGTCATCTAATTCCATATACTCTCCTTTCAAATATTAAGAATAACAGTATAGCACAACAATTTACTTTGTCAACTATCTTTATCAATTAAATGTCCATAAGTAAGTATTACCCAATAAGCAAATTGTAATAGTTCTTCGGGTGTAGCATTACCTTTCATTGTGTTAGCTTTATTGCTTATCACTTGCACGTTACCTTTAATGTAACCCTTTGAATTATCTATTCGATCAAGTGATGGAGACCAAGGTTTAGGTCCCGATTTTTCACTATATTCTTTTTTTAATTTGTATTTTTTAAATACAGGGCAATTAATAGGCATAACTATATCTTTTACTTCAAGATTAAACTCAATTTGTCTATCTATCGCTCGTCGTCTAGCTTTATTATGCATATACCATTCAGGATTATTTACTCTATATTCGTTTTGTTTTTCTTGATTTCTTTTCTTTTGTTCTTCTGTAAGGGGTTTACGCATCGCTAAACTCCTCTTTATAAAGGTCTACTAATTTAATATGGTTATCTATTTTACCTTGCAACATTCTATATATTTTTGATTCAACAGGGCTACCTTGTAAATGCACAACAGTCATTTTATTTTTTTGTCCTGCTCTATCCATACGAGCACAACATTGTATGTAGGTTTCTACAGACATCACAGGTGACCAAAATACAACTACGTTAGCTGCGTGGAGGGTAACTCCATGTGATGCAGCTTGAGGTTGAATTACTAATACTTGAGGGTTTTTACTTTCTTGAAAACTTTTAAATATTTCTGTGCGTTTATTCATAGACACATCTCCATGTATACAATCACAAGTAATTTTATCTTTGTGTAGTTCCGCCATTATCTTTTCTATGCTGTGACGGAAAGGGCAGAATACAATAACTTTGTGACTAGCTTCTTCTATAATTTCTTTTAAAGCCGTCATGCGATTAGATACATCAAACTCTATAATACCTCTTGTATCTGAATAGATGGAGCCTGCACTTACTTGTAGAAGTTTGGTGAGCATTACCGCTGCATTAACAACGGTAATTTCTTCACCTGATGTTTCCATATACATATCTTTTTTTAATTTCTTATAATACTTATCTTGTTGGGGGGTAAGTGGAACTTCCCGAGTTGTATATAAAACATCGGGTAAGTCAAGACATTCTTCTTTGGTATAACGAATGGCAGGTTGTAGTGTTTTAAATACTATGTCCTGTGCATTAAATCTAGGCACCCAGGTGAACTGACTGACTTTCTGCATTACCATATCCTTAAATGTTCCTGCGTATTTTGGGACGGATGCGGGGTTCACAAGTCTAGCCAGTCCATATGCGTCAGCCGGTGATTGAGCAGCGGGTGTTCCTGTCATAAGCCATAACCATGTGTTAGGTGTTACCACACGATTAATTGACTTCCAGCGACGTGTCGTGACAGTCTTGATATAGTTAGCTTCATCAACTACTATTAAATCAAAACCGCCAGATAGGATTTCTTTCTCTACAATTTCTATACCATCATAGTTGATGATAACTACATCTGTTTTTTCATCAAATACTTTTTTACGTTTTTCTGCAGAGCCATGAGCAATTCCTACAGACCTATGCATAGCAGTTTTAAAAAAGTCTGCCTGCCATGCTGCTTGCATAATTGATAGTGGGCATACCACTAACATTCTTTTTATTTTGCCTTGGTTCATTAAATAATCAGCAGCCCATATTACTGCAGATGTTTTGCCTGTGCCTGCTTCTGATAGGCAATAAGCACGTCTATGTGCAGAAAGAAACTGAGCTGTTGTTCTTTGATGATCAAATGGTTTGTGAATACCAGGCCAGCTGTAGTCACGTGATATAGGAGAAGGTGGATTTTTAACTTTCATGTCTGACAGGGTTATAACTTCATCTAAACCCCAATTAACTATGACTTGGCTTACACCATTATCATGTTCTTTTATAATTTTACTTTTAGGTATCTTATCTAAAATAAGTTGTGGACGTTTTGTATTAACTATCAACGCCTTGTCTTTGTATACTTCCAATGCAATCTCCTAGTGATAAAAATAGACACGCCATCGAGAGAGGTAATGACGCGTCTAGCCCTACATGTTAACACATAAGATGAAAGCGAGCATGTCGAAATTCTTACTGTTAACTGACGTGGTTATATCGCACTCACGTCTTGCGAAAAATCTATTTCTTTTTTAAAGGTGTATTTTTTTTAACTGAATTATCGCTATTGCGACTAAAAGAACTGTTCTGACTTTTAGTTCTAATTCTAGTATTTGCTTTAGTATTACTTCCACCTTTACTAAGAGGGATAACATGGTCTATCTCTTTACCATCACCCTTTTCTACTCTACCATCTTTAATAGCTTGTCGTCTAGCTTTATTTCTAGCTACACGCAATTTTATTTGTTCAGGTTTACTTTTATAAAGTTCGTTTTCTTTTTTATAATCTCTTGCCATTATTTTCCCCAATGTGAACATGATTGAACAGGGCAAAACTTCTTACATGCAAAGTTAGGGACAGCGTTAAATACCCCTGACTCGTAAGCCCCGTTTATACGTAATACTATTTTACT